AAGCTAATGTCTCCCAATAGTGAAATATTTCCACTCACTCCAGAACCAAGAGCCAAATCAACCAATGCTGTTGAAAAGCTACTTTGCGAGATTTGATTTGTGTCTAAATTTAGACCAGTTAAATACTTACAACCACTAATGTTAATTGAGGAGAGGTTGTTTCTTGCTAGGTTTACATTTTTTAAACCAGAGACTCCATCTGCATTAAATACAGAGAGCTTGTTGGCTTCCAAATTTAACCTCTCAACGTCTCTAGCACCTTCAAACGAAACATTAGTGATTTCATTTACCGAAAGATCACAGTTAGATACAGCGCATCTAGGATAAAAAATAACTGATTGAATGTTTTGATTGTAAATAGATAATTGGTCAAGTTCTCTATAAATTTTTATTTTTTTTGTTGGATAACTGCCCCAATTGATTTGCTGAGTGCCCTCGGTTTTTGTTTGTTTAATGCCAGAAGCGTCAAGCACATAGGCTGAAGATTTTGGATCAGCATAGAAAGACAATGATGAAGAATTATTTTTTTGTCCAATAACAAGCGCGGGAATATCATCTTGCACTTTAATACCAAGCGGGTCTTCAACAATAGAAATTGTCAAATTATGAGAGTCTTGATAGTTCCAAGAATGCTGCCAAGTATCAACATAAAATAACTTTGGACGATTGTAGATTTTCGGCGCGTTAAATTCAAATCGTTTGTATCCAAGTGAATTTTCTAGAAAATGCAGTATGGATTTTAATTTGAAATCAGAAATGTTTTTATAAGTTAATTGCAGCCCTTGAAATGAATGAATGTTATCGCTATCTTTAATTCTTTGAACAAAAGAGTTCTTGAATTCATTGCGCGAAACTGCTGGCTTTGTGTCAACTGTTAGACCCAATTCATTTTCATAGAATAAAGATTGCGTCCAATAACCAGTATTGGGCGGAGCATTATCTGCTTCGCTAACATGATCTTGTGTGGCATAATAGAAATTAACTAATTTATTTTGCGCTTGAACTTCAAAATAAACAGGTTGATATTTTTGATAAAACTGGCCAGTTTCCCAATTAACAAAATCATAATCAACAAAAGACATTCCGCTCCAGTTTAGAACACTAGAGTTTCTTTCCACTGAAAAATTCAAAGCAATATTATATTGATTGTTATGCGTCATGGACACATTAAAACCATCAACGAAACCAACTAGCGGGCGATAAATATTAGAATCATCATTAATGGCAAAAGCGCCTGTGCCGCTTTGACTTTCAAAAAAGTTTATAATGTTTCTGGCGTTAGTTTCATTTTCTGTGAAATTGAAATCACAAGTTGCAACAATATTATTAAGAGTTGTGGGCATGATCGCAAAAGTATTGTTGTTATACATATACTTGTTTTTCTTGCAAGAAAAAGAAATCGTTGACCCGTAATTTGGGCTAAAATTAAACGAAGGCAACGTTGTTGCTCCTGTTATATTTCGATCTCTATTGTAAAATAAACTCATTGTAAAAATCCTATATAGTTATTCACGATAGCTAAAGAACTGTCTGAGCTAGAAGAAAGCTCTTGTGAAATTTGTTGAATATTGGGAATTGTGAGACGAACGATTTCACTATTATTATCTCTATTTTTAACCGAAATGTCAAAATTTTTCTTTTGCGCACTTTGTAAAAAGAAATCGCAATTCTCTGGAGTTAAGTTAACAGCATCAAAAGTCAAAGAAGCTGAAACATTAACTGGTGGCAAAAATACCACTTCATCAACATCTCTTGCGCTGTCAATTGAGAAAACTGGTTGTCGATTAATTGAGTACTCAAAAGAGAAACTTTTTACTCTATTGTTTGATGTGTTATCTCCAGAAACAGAGATTGACCTTGGGCTTGGAATAAAAATACTGGGATGCTCTTGCGTTTTTAAAACTTCAAGCGATGGTTTTAATTCTCCATAAACAGAAACGCTGCAAGAGATTGTTGGTATCTCTCCAACAGTGCAAGAAATGCCATACCTGTTTAAGAAGCCGCTAGTAAATCCATAAGATTTTCCATTATAACTTAAACTGCCAGAAAAACTAGAGTCACCAGTAAAAGCCAAAAGCGGGTCTTGGTACAACATGCTGCGCTGTAAAGATATTTCGGCTTGGATTGGATTGTTGAGATTGTAGCCATAAGTTGATCCTAGTGTTAAAGAATTTTCTAATGGGACACTGTAATTAATGCTGATGCTGTCAACTCCAGAAAGCTGATAGCCATTAACAACAAAAACTTGATCGTATGGTTGAACTGAAAGTGATCGGTCTATGCTCATCGTGATTTTTCGAGCGATCCTCCTAGTCTTTTTTCTTGAGCGATAACGTCTAGCACAGCTTGACGGATTTTCTTATGCAATTCTTTTTCTGCTCCCATAGGATTTTGTTGGTTTTGACCGTCAGATTCATTCGAGGAAACATTGACCACAACGTTTTCGCTGGAAGAGTTTTGAGTGGCTTGAATGAGTTCATCAAGTTTTGAAACCAAAGCTTGAGTCATTTCAGCAGAAGCGCCTTCGCCGCCAACTGATTGACCGTTGTTTAACTGATTAAGGTTTTGAACACCAATGCGTTGAGTGGCACGATTATTCAAGACGAATTCGCCACCAGTAAGCATGGTTGGAACGTCATCACGAATATTGGAGCCGCCAGAAATTAAACCGCCAGAAGCTCTATAAGCTCCAGTATAAGATTTGCCTAAATTAGGATATTTCTCAAAAAGTTTTCCATAGTCTTCGCTGGAGACTTTTCCACTGAATAAGTCCTTAGAAGAACCGACTCCAATTGATTGGAAAAATTTAGCATCTTGACTAAGGCCCAATGCTTTTGAAGGGTTAAAAATATTACCAAGATTAGAGACTCCTCCTTTGAGACTAGTGAGAAAACCTCCCTTGCCTCCTGATGCCAGACTAGCTGCTGTTGCGTTTTTTGCTCCAGTCATACCTACTGAACCAGCATAATTAAGAGCAGCAGATGCGACTGCTGAAATGATTGCGGTTTGTAATGCTTTTTTACGAGCTTTTTTATCTTTGGCAATTTGATCCAGCAATTCAGCATATTCTTTTTCTTTTTGTAGTCCTTCGAGATAAACCTTGAATGCCTCATCTTTTGATTGCTGAACTCTTTCAAACATTGGGCTGTTCTCTCTGCCAAAAGCAGAGAGTCGAGCGCTTTCTGGCTCTAAGCCAACGCTTGCTCCGCCCATGCCAAAGCCGCCCATGTAGTCATATTGACCACCAGTAAAGCTTTGGCTTGCAAAAGTGAGAAGCTCATTCTTGCCAGTGATTGCGCCTTGGCCATAGTCGCCAGGAGTAAAGAATCCGCCGCGACCAGTTTGCGTTGGGAAAGTTTGTGGGTCCACCATGCCGCCAGTGGCATAGCCGCGCATTTTGCCGTTGTTGAGAGCGTCTAAGAATCCTTTGCCGTATTTATTGACAGCAGATTTTTTCACAACATATTCGCCGCCCATGAGCATTGCTGGAACGTCGTCCTTGGTGCCAGAACCGCCAGAAATTAAACCACCAGAAGCTTTATTTGTAAAGAACCCGCCAATCCCACCAGTAACCATGTCAGCAAGGTTAGAAATGTTCTTGCGTGTGATTTCTTGGAAGAAAGCTGTGGCAGCATCAGTGAGCGCTGTTTTAAGGTCTTTCGCGCCACTGATTGCATCGTTCAATCCTTGAGCAAGATTAGAAGAGAACAAGTTTGGAATCACAACGCCAAGCTCTTGCTTATAGTCCAATGTTCTTTTCTCCAACTCTTCAAACCCTTGAGATAGTCCATACCCAAGAGAAGAGCGATACGCTCGCTTGTCTTCCTCACTGCCCAAAGCATTTTCTCTGTCATTTCTCGCTATCTGCCTCTGTTTAGAGGCGTATTCACCCATGCTTTGAGGATCAGTTAAAGAGTCTTCTAACGATCTAATTTGAGCTTGCAATTTTATAGCATAACTATTCTGCAAATCAAATATGTCTTTTTCGGTTTTTTGCTGATCTTTTAGTGTTTGTAATTTATCAGCAAAAACCTCAGATGACTCTTTATAAGCTAGTAATAATTGTTGGGCGTATTCGGTAAATCTGTCCTGCATTTCTGGCGTAACGTCGAATTTCCCAATTCCATCTTGAATCTGTTCGAAAGTCGATCCTCCACGAACACTATTTCCAATTGTTTCTAAATATGAACCAGCAGTTCGTAAATTACCGCCAGAACTTGCCATTGGAAGACTTGCAGAAGGAGAGTAAACGCCTTTTAATTCTTGGAAATATTTTAACGCTTCTGGAGCAGTCATGGGTTGAGGTAGTTGCATACCTTCAACTGTATCAAAAGTCCGTGACTGATCATTACTTCCTTTACTTATTGCATCTTGAAGACCAAGAATAGCTGCATCTATTTTGTTTATAAAATCAGAAGCAAAAAGTCTCGTTAAATTATTAAGAGCTTCAGTGTTTCTATTTAATCCAGCAATGTTATCTTTTGTAAAGAATTCTCTTTTAGCGGCCAATTCTTTTTCCTGCAATAGTATTTTTTGTTCTGTTGGTTGCTTTTTTTGAAATGCTTTCGACTCAATATCTTGACGCAATAGCATTGCTTCTCTGCTAGAACGAGCGTTAGCTGTTGCGGTTTCAATATCTCCCTGTTTTTTAATGTCAATTCTATCAAGATCGCCGCGCATTTGAATTAGGCTTGTTTGCCCCTTGATCATTTCTTCAACAAATCCAGCTAATTTACTTTTATAAGTATCATAAGCGCGGGCTTCCAATAATTTTTCTGAATTATTAAAGGCCAAGATCGCTTTCTCTACTTCGATTTCTTTTCCTAAATTTCCAAAACCAGGTTTTAAGTTATTAATTGCTTTTTGCAATTCAGCAAACTTAGCATTATCAACCGAACCTCCAGCTTTTTTTATGGTATCGGAAAAAATATCTAAATTTTTATTTAAATCTTCTTGTGTTTTCGCTCCGCCTAAGCTTTTAACTGAACTAGTTAAAGATTCTTTAGTCTCTAGACTAACTCCTAATTCTGGTATAAATTTTTCTAAACTAGACTGAGCGTCATTAGCAAATTTAGACACTCTGTTTTCTAATTCCTTGGTCAATTGAGTTGATGCGGAATTAATTTCGAAAGCGATTTTAGAACTGTCAGACAAAGACGAAAAAGTCTTGCTCGAAGAGATTGCGCTTATTAATTTTGATTGACGCTCTAATTGTTTTGTTGCATTTTCAACAGCTAAAGCGCCATCTGAAATAATTTTTTCTATCTCTAGTTTAAATTGTCGAACTGGTTTTTCGAATTCAACATTAGAAGCGGTAATTTCTAATTTTTTTGCTGTATCTTTTGATTTAGCAATAAGACGCTGAACTCCATTGTCTTCTAGGACTTTTTCTAAATCAAGTTCTTTTTGTCCCGAAATGCCAGTTGTTGTCGCTGCATCAAAAGCATTAATCACGCTATTTTGAGCCATCATCTTTAAATCTGAAGTTGGCGCATCTTTTATAGACACCTTTAGATCACTATAAAATAATGCCATAAGATCGCTCTGTATTTTGGAGAAATCTTCTTTGGACTGTCCCCCTTTTAATAAAGCGAGAGTAGTATTAGTCTTATTAGTTCCACTCTGCTGCTGAGTATAAGAAACTTGTTCTCTACCGAGTCTTAAAGGGTTGATGGTATTAATGAAGCTAGTTAATAAAGCTCCAGTTGACTGACTCTTCAATGCTGTTAAGCCGCCAGTAATTTCAGACTTATCAACGGTATTTAACGATTGTGAAGCCTCCATCGCAGCGGCAGATAAGAGTTCTAGCGATTGAGCGACTTTAGGGCTTTTAGTATAAAATAATGAAGCTATATCATTAAAACTTTTTAAAACTATGCCTGCAACTCCAACCGCTCCAGCAGCACCGCCTAATGTGGCAGTAGATAAACGCCCCGCTGCTAATCCGTAACCTCTTTGCGTTGTGCCCAATAAGCCTCCTCTTGCCGTGCCACCCAACTGTTGACCAATACCATAGCGAGCCACTCTGGACCTATCTACCCCAAATAGTTTGCCAGATTTTAATAATTCAGCCTTATCTTGTTTCGCTCGTAATTGCATAACGGCCTGATAAGCAAATACTGCTGATACAGCAGTTTGCAAACCGCTTGAGAATTTCTCGGCAACACTGCCAGCTTCCGTAAAACCGCCCTCAAAGAAGGACAAAGCGCTCTGTAAAATAATGAATTTGCCAGCTAAATCTCCAAAACCTTTTTCTACTTTATCTATATTTGGGGATGTTCCTGTAGGCGCTGCGAGATTTGGCACAAATCCACCAGCCGCGCCATAAAGTTTTGGATTCACGCCTTCCTTGCGTGCGCGAGCGATGCCTTGGAAACCGCCAGCAGGCTCGTCTCTTCGATTGGCCACCATTAACCCCATTGGGTTCATGGATGATTTTAATGCTGAATCTTGATCAACATAAATTTGTGAATCTGAAAGGCCAGCACTTTTTTCGCGAGCAATAGCTTGCTGCAAAGCGGCGGCAGCAAAGTTTGGAATATAGCCTCCAGAAGCTATCCCTAATGCTCTTTTAATTGCCTTAGTTTGGTCCGCGCTTGTGCCATAACCAGATTTAATTATTCCAGAGTCAATTAATTCTTTAGTAAAAGCGTTTCGTTTAAATTGCATTTTTGTATCAACTCGACCTGCTTGGCCAATACCAAGAGAGATGGCGCGTGATTTGAAATCGCTTAATCTGTCTCCAGCTATTGCTTGCGGACCTAATACTCCAGCAGCAAGAGCTTTTTGCTTGCCTTTAATACTGTTGACCGCATCAGAAGTATAAGGATTTAATTTTATTTCTGCATATTTCTGAGAACCAGTAGCTCCGAAAATTTTTCTTAAATTAGCATTGAGTGGAAAATCTGCTCTAGCTCCACCGCTAATACGATTAGAGTCGAAATCAGGACCAGCCAATTGATTCAAAACGTCTTCAAACATGAAACCAGCAACAGAAGGAAGTTGGCCAAGAGACTTTTCTATATTTTTAGGAACGACAGGAATTCCAATGCTTTTTCCAATTCTTGAAGAGTAACCTTGGACAAGATTGGTTACATTTTTTTGCAAATTTTTCTTAATGTCTTTGAATAATTCTGGACGTTGAGATTGAAGAGTATAAACTGGTGATCCATTAATAGTTCCATTTTTACCATATAAACCAAGAACTGCAAGGTCTTGATTTGTTTTGGCCTCACGAATCATTTCAAAATTACTAGAGGAGGATTTTAACTGTTTAATTAAGGAAGTTTGATTTAATGGCGTAAAAGCTGTCCCAGCTAATTGTTGCGCCGATCTAGTATCAGTAATTTCTCTAGAACTTCTACGAGCGAAAATATCTTTATTCGAAACGCCTAAATAACTAGACGTTCCACCAGAAGCATTAACAGCGGCCAATATATCTGTCAATCTGCTAGAAAGACCGCCTTTGCTACTAAGCGAAGCGCCAGATAAAATAGTGAACGAAGAAGCTTTTTTAACATCATCTAATGAAGAAATGAAAGCTCCTAAGTTGGACGCATAAGTGCTTTTGCCTGCTCCAGCAGGAGCAGCTAAAAGATTTTTTCTTTTTGGAGAAGATAATATGGCATTTAATATTGCATCTCTTGATCCAGATGGTAATCTATCAGAGTCGAAAACGTAATTAGCAAAATTTGGAATATAGCCATTTGAACTATTTAAAGCATCTTGATTGACTTTATCTGTAATAAGAGGCATTTTTATAGTCCTGCTCAGATTAGGATTTTTTGTCCTACTTAGTTTAGATTCAATTAAATTTTGAGTCGCAACTGAAAAAGATTTATTTTTTGTTCCAGCGTATATAGTATTTGAAGGATTCTCTTCTCCATATAAAAATAACATTGATAATCCTTTAGGATTTAATTTGATAAATCCTTTTTCATCAGTTCGGCTTTTTAAAAAATCTAGTTTGCCTTCCGAAGTTCTTAAATACTTATCAAGTAAACTAACACTATTTGATCTATTAAATGATCTTTTAGCATCACCATATTGAGATAATGGACTTATACCTAACTCAACTCTTGCTTGTTGATCTGTTCCAAAACCAATTGGTAGGGGAAAATCGAGAGGGGCATTTGGACTATAGGACTCTTTTCCAAAAAATTTTTTATTTAATTTTTTTTCAAAAATTTTACCCTCTTGAATAGCTGTTTGATTTTTAAATCTAAAATTAGGTACAAATCCACCAGCAGCAGAAATCTTCTTAGCCCCTGCTGGTAATCCCATAGTTTTCACCATGTCTTGATTAAAGATCGCAGAACCGCCGCCAGCATAATTAGGAACAATGTACTCGCTTGTGTTGGCAATCATTGTGCCGCGTTTGCCGCCACCAAACGCAAAGTTTGGAATAGAAACAACTTTGGAACTTGGCGAAGCTCCGCCTACGCCACGACTAACATCTGATGCTTCTTGCGCTGGCAAATATCCACCAGCAGCTTTACGCTGTAAACCTCCAGCAGTTGCACGGAATCCTCCAGAATAAACTGTTGAAGCGATGCCTCCAGCCAAACCCTGAATAGCTTGCATAGCAGTAGCTTGCTGATTCAAAAGCCCTAGGAATTTTAACGCTTGCGCATTTTGACCGCCCTGAGTATTTAAAATAGTACTTAAAACACTTTGATTTTTCAGCAAAGTTTGAACAATAGATTCTTGCACCAGCTTTTGATCAGCAGCAGCTTTTCCAATACCAAAAAATGCTTTTAAGCTTTGAGCGCCAAATTTAGCTAAATCAAAAGACAGCTTACCAATAATCGCCAAGAAAATTCCAAGACCAGGACCGCTTAATACAGCACCAATACCTTTAACAAAACCCTTGGCAAAATTAGAGCCAAGATCGTCTCCTTGCAAGAGGCTGCTCGCGCCCTCTAAGAAAGAATTAATTCCATCCAAAAGACCTTTAAGATTATCAGTTAATCCTAATTCTCCTAATATGCTTCCTAATTGCTTGCCAGTATTAGCGACCTTATTAAGAATAGCATCAAGAGATTGATTTAATTTTTCATTAGCAACATAAGCTTCATTTGTGGCACCAGCAGATTCTAGTGTGGCTTTAGCAGCTATGCTATTTTCTTTATTTAAGTCTCCAACGAGAGAAATTAATTGGTTAATTTGGAAAGTGCCAGCTACGTCTTTAAAAATGCCAGCTTTAGTAATCTGACTTAATCCTTCAACATCAGTAGCGAGATTTTGTAAAATTTGTCTAGCAGGCAGAATATTTCCCTGCAAATCTTGCACTGCAACGCCAAGATTTTGCAAGTTATTAAGAGTGCTAGTATCTTGCAAACGAGTAAAAATAGTTTTAAGGGCGTTACCAATAACTGCGCCACCGCGAGAAGTTTCTTGTTGGAGAGCGGTAATGATGCCAGCAAGCTCATCAAATGTCACCCCAGCGTTTTGCGCAACAGCAGCGCTTCGATTAAAGCCTTCAATCAAATCAGCAGAAGACACAGCAAATGCTTGGTCAACAGCGGCTAGTTTATTAACGATCTGAGTGGTTGATAATCCAGCTTTTGAGAAAGCATTAAAAGCAGCAGTCAAACCATCAACTGATTTTGCAGCATCCAAACCAGTCAAACGAGTAAGAATAAGAGCATCTTGAGTTCTGCTTAAAGTGTCCTCTAACAGCAAGCCTTGTCGAGAAAACTCTAGAGCAGCTTTAGAAACTTCGCTAAAACTTTGGCCAGTTTCTTTTGCAATTTTAAAAAGACCTTGGCCAAGCTCTTTTGTTTTGCCAGTGAATTGATCACCAACAACAGAGATTGCAGTAATAGCCTTCTCCACTTCAATTGTGGAGTTAACAAGACTTTTGAAAGCGCTAGTCACTGCATTAACAACACCAACAGAAGCGCCGAAAGCAAGAACGCGAGCATTTGCAGCGTCAAGAGACTTTGTGAACTCATCTGCTTGACCAGTTAAACGGCCAAGAGGTTGAGAAAGAGAGCTTAATGCTCTTGCGCCATTTTGCCCACCCAAATTAATTCTAACAGAGTTAACAGCATTTTGAATTTGCTGTTGTAACTGAGTAGGGTTTTGAAGCTGTGCGTTAAGAGGGACATTTATAGCCATACCTTATTCCTTAAAAGGTTATTACACCTTTTGTCCCATAACTTCCATCATTTGTTCCATATTTAATTGCCCGTTATTTTTCTTCAACAGTTCCGAAAGCGAAACTTTTTTAGCTTCTGGATCAACAAAATCTAAATCTTCTTTTTTAGAGTTAAAGAGAGCAGTGGCAGAATTATCTTTCGCAGAGTTTGAAAGCTTTGTTTTGTTTCTGCTGCTTTCGGCGAAATCTATGAGAGCTTTTGGGTCTTTGCGAATAGAATCTGGAATCTTGTCAACGTTTTGGAAAATGTTTAAGAACATTCTTCCATAAGCAATAACTTTGAGTTGATACAGCGAAAGCCTAATCAAAGGCTTGGCAAAAAAATCCCACGGCTTCTCACAGTGGCTTAAATACAAGCTAAAACAGTCTTGTAAAACAGCATGCTGAATATTCTCGTCAGAGAATTTATTCATAATCTTGTAGTAAGAGTTCATGAGCGACGAAAGCTCACTGTCATCTAGTTCGCCAAAGTCTTCGTCTGAAAAAAGCAGTTTTGTAGTTTGCTCGTCGCTGTATAGAAGATTTCTTAAAAAATCTTCGTTGGATCGGTTGTTAGCATACTCTGTGGCAGTCTTGCCTACGAGTTGTTTTTTTTGACTTTTTAATTCAAAAAGTTTAAATTTTTCTTCATCAATTAATTTTTGATGACTTTCTTTTTGAGAAGGCAGCATCAGTTTGCTCTTTGTCTTCTCTAGGTTTTGCACGAAGCTTTCTAGCTCTAAGATTTTATTTTCATCATCTTTGCTCCAAGTGCCATCTTTGTCTAGTCGCGCTAATACATCTTTTTCTTCTTGGATGCCTTTTGCAATGGCTCGATTTTTATGTTGTTCGAAATTGTTATTTAAGAACTCTTGATCCTTTAATGAAAAATGGCGCAAAAACACGGTTTGATCTTTAAAATCAAACCGTGTGTATCCATCAAAAATCTCATTAACAATCTCTATGTAAAAATTGTCATTCAAGACTTAGCTTTTTTCTTTTTTGGCGACTCTTCTTTTGGAGATTCTTCTTTTGGAGATTCTTCTTTCTGGGAAGTTTCTGAATCTCCTTTGCCTTCAAACAAACCATCGAAATCTTCTTTATCGGCAGCTTGGTTATAAAACCAGAAAGCAGCAACATTGGAAACCTTTCGGGCGATTTCAAAATAAAGAGGGTCTTCTTGCTCTTCTTTTTGATAGTAGTCTTCAAGACGATCTTCAAAGTCTTCGCCGCTAAAATATGGCTTTGGCTTGTCTTGATTCTCTTTTTGAATATAAGTGAGATTGATGATGTACCAAATGAGAAGGCGATTTTGAGCCTTCATGTCGGCAGTGTGATCAAAGAGAGACTGATAAGCCATTTCAGTCTTAACAATTTGATCGCGAACCTGAGCCATCTCAAGAGAGAGAGCTTCAGTTTTCTTTTTGCGATTATCGTCAGTCTTGTTGATGGTTTCGTTTTCAGTATATTCTCTCTGTAGTTCCAAGAGCTTTTGATAGTTCTGGTAAAGAGTTTTTGCTTCTGTTTCGCTCATCAAGCCGCCAGTGTCAGAATACTTTTTGACAAGCATTGCTTTGGTAAGAATGCCCTTTTTAATACAGCGGGACATTTCCACGCTATATTCCAAATCAGCTTCTTCGATTTGACGGCGCGAAGGCTTCTTGAGAAACACCTTGATGGGAGATTTCTCGCTTACTTTTTTAGTTACCTTCACTTCATTGCCTTGTTCGTCGTTTGAGACGGACTCAACAGGTTTCTCGACTGTTTCATAAACAGTAAAATTGTAGATGTCTTTGAATTCCATATTCCTTGTTATATATTAATCTTTAAAAACGAAACTTACAGTAAAATTATTTAATTCTGAATCTGAGGAGCGCATAGTCTCATTGCCCAAATCTAAAATCTTCTTTCTGATATAAGACATTTTATCATCATCAAGATAGTCTCCCATATTTAAAATAGAAGAGTATTGTTCTGGCAAATTTTCACGCATTTTCTTATGGGCATCATCGTGATCCCGTTTTAACTCTTCCACAATTCTTAAAAATTGTTTAAAAAGATGCTTAGTGTTTTCGTTATAGTGACGAGATAAGATTTTTTTTGCGTTCATGCCTTATACCTTTATTATAATAAAAGAAAAAGTGTAAAAATAAATAACATGGCTGGATTTTTATCAGAAAACCAAAAAACTAACATCAAATCAATCATTGATCAAATCCACGACACTTTTGCTCGCGAGATCACTGTATTCAAAATTGGTCAAAGAACTGTAATCTCTTCTTCTGCCAATTACAACGCTCTTTATCGCCAACAGTCTTCTAATACAGAAACAACAGAAGTCTCACAGACTTTTCAAGCGCGAATTAAATATGTTGAGATGAGCGAAACATTCTTGCAAGATTCTCAATCAAATTCATCTGGCCAAGATAAAATTATTCTTCCTGCGGGAACTGTTAAAATTAAAGTAAATTTAGAAGGCTACGAATATGTTCGCGAAGCTAAGAGAGTTGAATTGGATGGGCGGCGTTTTTCCATCAAAAGCGATGGCAAACCTCTTGGTATGTTTGGGCCGCAGTATTATGAATTTATTTTAATCCCAATGGACGAATAATGGCAAAAAAAGTTTCTATAAAATCTTTCGCAAAAGAATTGCAAAAATTTGTTGTTCGCGCAGTTGTAAAGCAAAATCGCAAAGCTTTCCAGCAAAGAATCATAGCTGCTTTTGAAAAAATCAAAAAAGAAATGCTTGAAGAGTTTTTGGCGCATCCTGTTTCTGTTGAAATTCTTGGAGGACCAAACGCTCAAAATACCAGTGAAACTTTGGGAGGTTACGGCAATTTATTTTCTTTTATTGGTTTTAATGAGGGAGACTCGCCGCTACAGTCAGTGATTGACTTGATTGAATCAAGCAAGATAGAAGATGGTCGAGATACTGAATCTGGGTTTTTAATGAAGATTTTTTTACCTTCAAAAGAGGAAGTTTTTTCTGTTACTCCTATGCCTTGGGCAAGTGGTCGCTCTTGGGCAGAAGGTATAGAGCGAGGAATATCTGGCTTTGGCTCTTATTTAAATATAGACTCAAACTTAAGTCGTTCTAGTGCAGGCGTTCAAGCACAAAGTGTAATTAGAAAAGGTAAGTTTAAAAATACTGCATACATTTCTGCGCTATTAAGTAAATACGCCAAAAAATTCCAGCAAATCGACAAAAGTGTCGTGCTCACGGGCATTCTATGATTCCTCAATTTCAACATAAACTATCATCGTCTTTTCTCTTGTGGTTTGATAATTATTTATTAACCAAAGGTCAAGCATACACCAATACAACTGGTCGTTTTTATTATTATCAAGATGAAAGAATCCCTGACACATACAAAGTTTTTGGTAGCCCTTATAAACAATGGGTTTCCGACTATTCTATTACTGGCGCAACAATTCCTTCTGGAGTTTTTATTAACGGGTCATTTTCTGGCCGCGCTACTGGTTCAAACAATAGCACAAGCTCAAGAATTCTTGACTTTGACAATGGTCGCGCCTTAATTAGTGGCGCTGCAACTGGAGCAGTTGTCACAGGAGCTTTCGCCACTAAAGATTTCAGTGTTTACTATAGCAATGAAACAGAAGAAGACTTGTTGATTGAAAATAAATTCATTGCGCAAAGTAAAATAGGCACAAATCTAAGCCCCACATACGTTCAACCATACGATCAAGTTGTTCCCGCAATTTATATCTGCAACTCTTCATTCGAGAATAAGCCTTTTGCATTTGGCGGCATGGATCAAACAACTACCAATTTAAATGCAGTAGTAATCGCCGAAAATCCTTATCAACTTGATGGAGTTTTATCTATTTTTGCTGATTCAAAAAACGAGAACATTGTTGATGTTCCTTTTGACAGCTATCCCTTCACTGAATATGGAGATTTAAAAAGTGGATATTATAACTATCAGAATTTAAAAACCCAATACCAAAACAACAATAAATATTTTGTTGAAAGAGTTAAAACATCCAAAATGAATGACAAACCAAGAAAGTCATTGGTTAATGATTTGTATGTTGGATTTATTGATTTTGACGTTTCTATTATGAGGTATCCTAGAATATAGTTCTCATTCATCTTATTTAAATGTAAATAAAGCAAACTTTCTATTTATGGCAAGAAATCGCGTAATCTATCAATCTGAAGGGCTGTTTGTAAGCAGCGGACTCTCATCTAAAACCTCTGGTGAACACAAGCAATTAAAGCGTGTGCAAAGCGCTAACTATAGCTTTGAAATCACTCGTCAAGACGTAAACCAATTTGGGCAGCTTGCTCGTATTGATGCTCTCGTTCTACAGTCTCCGACTGTGAGCTTGGACTTCTCATACTACCTCGCTGATGGATTCAATGAATCCGCTCTTGGTTTCTACATGCAAGGCAATGGGGCTGGTAACTATGGCCCAAGTACCTCTGGTAACTTTGCCTCTGGTCAAATGATCAGTTCTTCTGGAAGAAACTTCTTTATTGTAACCGACTCAGAAAGCATCGACCTTAACAACAATACTGGCACTACTGCTTATAGTGGTAAAGGCGTTATTGGTATTGGCAACGGCTTCATTACTGACTACACTCTCAATGCTGCTGTTGGTGATCTTCCAACCATTTCTGTATCTGTTGAAGGTCTTGGTTTCAATGCCTCTAGCTATGTCATGAATGGCGCTGTCACTGGCTTTAATACTCCAGCCATTAATCCTACTTCTGGAACAAAATTCTACACTGGAACTGCCGACTATGTTCAACTACCAACACCTACGAGTGGTGACGGCGTAACTGCTCTCCGCCCTGGTGATATTACTCTCAGCTTCGGTGGATTCATTGGCACTGGTGGTACTCCAACTTCAACAATTGATGGTTCTTCTGACGCTATCAACATCCAAAGTGTTAGCATTGCTCTTCCAATGAGTCGCACTCCAATTGAGCGTCTTGGTAGTCGTTTCGCGTTCGCTCGCGTAACTGACTTCCCTATCACCGCTACAATGAGTGTAAACGCTCTTGTGAATGAAGTTCAAGCTCGTAACCTTGCTGACATGATTGACGATGGCGCTGAGAGAGACATCACTCTCACGATTAATGCTCCTGGAACTTCTACACCTTCTGTGAGATACACTTTCAGAGGTGCTCGTCTTGATAGCGAAAGCTACTCTTCTGACATTGGTTCTAATAAGAGTGTTGACCTTAGTTTCTCCACTCAAATTGGTGGCGCTAACGATCAAGTTCGTGGTATTTACTTCTCTGGCGCTTCTGCTAGAGCGTTCTAATACATAACGCAAAAAACCCCGCTCGAAAGAGCGGGGTTTTTTATTATTTAAATTTATCTTACAAGTAACCGCCAGGATAGTAGGAGTATGGAAATCCACTCCCAGACTGGTAGCCAGCCTCAATGCCGCCAAGTTGACGAGGTTCAGCCTTGTAGCTGTTATAAGCATAAACAAGGTCTTTAAGCTTCATTTGAGAGTCTGTAGATAAACCGCGATAAACTTTACTCACTTCATTGCGATTAACAAACGTGATTGAATTGTCGCCGTCAGAAACAGAAAGAATATTGTCGCCATTATTGCTAGATGCCAAAATGCCACGAAGAGCATTTCGAGATTGGCGTGAATAAAAATTGCTTAAATAAAGCTCTTTGAAAATAGACTTCTCTTCTTCTCCCAAAGAGGGATCAGAACCGCTAAAATTTGTATAAAGCAAATTATTAAGAAGCCCTAAATTAGTCGAAAACCAACCGCTGATTTGGGTGAAAGTGGTTGTGCCAGTGTCAGAGCCAAACTCTACAGAAAAAACTTCGTGTGCTAAATCAGAATATACGCTCATTAAAACTCTCCTAAGATTTTAAGGGTTTTTTGGTGCTGTGGATTGTTTGGATCAAGCTGCACAGACTTGGTTGATAGAGAAAGCATTTTGCCTGTTGCATTAAGGTTATAGCTGCGACACTGCTTGGCAAGAGCCTTCTTTAGTTGTGGCTTTTGCAAGTAAGGGCTAAGGCCAACGCGCATAGCTAGAGATTGCATTTCGGCATAATTCATTTCAGCCAAGCGGTCTTCAAACACTTGTGGGTCAGTGGTCTTAAATGGATTCACTTCTTGCACGCCTAGAATTTTTTCTAGCTTCAAAACCTTTTCCTTGTATTCTTTGCCGTTAATGTGTTCAATGCTGTTTAATTCGTTCTGTAGATTCATATATTATAATACAGTTAAACTTTTAAAAGTAAACAAAAAAGGGACTGCCCTTTCGAGCAGTCCCTGATTTAAGCAGTGGATTAGACAATCACACCGAGGAGAGCACGGTTGTCGAGAACCACACGGCCTTCTTCGAGGGAACCGAAGTAGCCAATCTTGTTCTGACGGATGCTATATTGGTCGTCAGCGATGAGTGTGAACTCAGAACCGCTTTCGCTGTCGATGGCAGTGGCGCGGATGAGAGACTCACGGCCACGGTCAAGACCAACGGCGATTTCTTGAGTAGCTGGATCGAAGGAACCGCCATAAACAGTGTCGAAGATGGTGTTGTACTTTTGATTTTTGCCGAACTCATTGATTACCATGATGGAAACACCATAGAACTCTGGAAGACCAGCGGAGTTGTATAGAGCCATACGCATTTCATCAGGAGCAGCGATACCGTTTGAGCGGTAATCGGAACCGCCTAGAGCAGCAGCGCCAGCACCCTTGGTGTTGATGGGGTTATAAGCCATCGCACGGATAGAGTTTTCCAACTCAGGGCTGATGATGAGATCAGTGATGCCACGGGCATTACCAGCGCCTTCTGGAGTACCCTTAGAGAAGGAAGTGTTGATGCGGCGAGCACGGGTGATGAGGTTGTTGAAGTCGTTTAGCAAGAAGCTGCCAGCAGTGGTGGCACTAATGATGTGATCCAGACCATTAGTGCTAGCATTGGCAAGAGCAGTCATAAGAAGGTTAGCGCTGGTGCGCTCCTGCTTAAGAAGGATTTCTTGAGCCATGCGAGTGAAGGTTTTGCTAACTACGTCCATGCGGCTCTTGGCTGCATAGCGACGATCAAAGCTGAGAGCAGAGTCGAGAGTGTAGGTAGCAATCTTCATTTCAGAAACAGTCGGAAGGACTTGGTTCTGTGGAAGACCACCAGCAACGCTTTGGCTGTAAACAGTGATATAGTCCTCGTCGGAAATATCATAGTAAAGGTCAAGCGGGATGGAAGGATTATCGTCAGCGTTGAACTGAAGCTGAGTAAATAGATTACTTAGAGTCGGAGCGTTGTTGATGACTTCGGCGAGAACAGGGCCGATGAACTCGGCAAGAGCTACTTGAGCTTCGTAAGCGACCTGACGGTTGCGTGAAGCCATAGCCTTGATTAGTTCGATTTGTTCTGGAGTTCTTTTGAGAGAGATTTTCATATTAAATTGTTTCCTCCTTGGTTAAGATTACATGCGAAGACCGATCACGGCGAAGTTGCCAGCGAATTGATCTGTGGTGGATTGGGAAGTGCGTGAGCCAGTGCCAAGGACAAGACCAAGCTTGCTAGTGTCGGAGTGGAGACAGCCAGTGACTTTACCAGCGTTAGCAGAAAGCTTGAAGCCGCTGCCAACAGTGAGAGTGCCATCAATAGCATTAGCGCCAACAGAGAACATACCGCGAGTGGCAACTGGAACAGCTTGTCCAGGAAGCACGCACATGAGTTCTTCAGCCTTTTGGCGATAGTAAAGAAGCTTTTCACCGTTTTCGTCAGCCTTTGCAGTCTGGCGAAGAGTGATGCCAAGGCAGTTGGTGGTGTCGCCAGAGGCGGCAGGAGTGACCTTGATGTTGACGGATGGGTAGCTGTTAGCGCCAACAAACGGATAGTCGGTTTTGCCGAGGTAGCTGTTGGTAGCGTAGCTTACGGGGTCTAGGTCAAAGTTTCCAGCGGAAACCTTAACAAAAACACCAGCATCACCACTGCCAACGCCAGTTACGGATTCGTTGACGGCAGCATCTGCTAGTGCGTACATATTGATGACATCGTTGTCATCATATTGACGGAATGGGAGTAGTCTGATAGCCATATTGTGTAGTTAAATTAAGAAATTAAAATGTTTTCGCGAGAGAATGCAGAGGCAAATTTTTCTTTAAGACTCTTATTTTCTTGGGAAGTTTCTCCGTTGTTATTCGGGATGGTTTTTTCAGCAGAAGCCTTGGCTTTTTCAAGCGCTTCTTCTGCGAGTTCAGCTTCGGTCTTTGTGGAAGCAGTGGATTGGTTGAGTTCGCTTAGGCGCTTTTCAACTTCAGCAGTGATCTTTGCTTCTGTTTCTTCAGCCAAACGACCAAGGTGTTCCTTGTTCTTGTGCTTGAGCACAACAGAAAGCTTATCTTGATAAGATGCGAAAGCTTCGTCAGAGGCTTCAATAGCTTGAAGCTCAGAAGCGATAACTTTACGATCTTCGTCTTCAAGAGAGTAAAGATTGTCAATTTGCTCCATGCGAGCATTAAAGCGAGCCAAGGCTTTTTCAGCTTCTTGAGCGGCTTCAATTTCTTGGAGCTTGACTTTTGTGTCAGACAAGTCTTTTTGAAGAGTTTCGACAGAAGCCAAGAGTTCTTTAGCTTTGGTTTCGGAAGCTTCTTTCTCAGTTTTAGCAGAGCGATACTCTTCGTCTTTTTGACGAATTGCATCAGCAAATGTGCTAGTCATACTGGCGATGGCTTCTTCCGAGATTTTCTTCTCTGTGAGAGAAGCTTTGAGTTCTGAAAGGAATGATTCTAAATCCATAGATTTTTTAATGTTTACATCTTTAAGATTAAATTGGGAAATATTTTTTGTATTCATTGCAAATACTTTTTTATCTCGCGGGTCTTTGAATGATACGTTTTCTTCTGGAGCGATGCCGTTATCAAGCAGCAAGCCTTTGACGTTAGCGGCTGGATTAGCGGTGAAACCAATGCCAAGAGGATAAACAGAACCCTTTACCAAGCGATAAATTTTGGAGCCATCTTCCATTTTACCATTGCCACCATAAGCGCGAAGCTTGCCTTTGAGTTCGTCAATATGCTTTGGGTTCGAAATGATTTCAGCCTCTTTTAAATTTGTACTTCCAACAGCCAAAACATATTCATTAAATCCAAGCTCCCAACTTGCAGAAACTGTATTGAAAAGATTGCTGCTTTCGCTGGTTGATTTGTAAATCAAATCAGTAAATTTAGGATCAACAAGCTTATAAATTACTGCGCCCAAAGCTAGATTAATTAAGCCATTTGTTTCAATAACTTCCTGATTATTTAGGGGAACATTTTCGCCCCAAGAATTAAAACCAGCAGAAACAATATGTCCCACAATTTGTTTCTTATTGTGCTCAATGTTTGTTGGTTTGTGAATGAAGTATGGCGCGATTTGAACGGCAGTTTGAGAGTCAATGCCGTCATCGTTGCGATTGAATTGGTTCACGACAGCAGCGTCAAAAGCCACTCCCATGAGGTCAATGTTTTTGCCCAAGTCAATGCTTTGACTAGGTAACAGACTCTTAAGATTTTCTAGCGAAGCTGTGGAAATAAAAGAGTTTTCGCCAATTTTACACTGGCGAATAGAAACATCAAATTCTGTTTTATATTTAAAATCCATTTTTATAAATCTATTGTGTTCTTCCAAACTGTTTTGGTTTCCTTTAGTTCATCAAGTTGATTTTCATTTTTTTCCGCTTTTTCCCATTTATTGATTTGTTCAACAGTGATAATACCAACTGAATTGCTTGGAGTTTTGGGTTTTTCACGATATTCCATTTTGCCACCCTTTTTAGCGGCAGATTTTGACTGCTGCATATTTTTCTTTTCCAATTCTTTTAAGTATTCTTCGTCATCCTTTAAATCTTTTTTTTCAAGCTCCAATGCGAACTTGTCTTCTTTAATGTCTTTTTTCTCAAGCTCGATTTTTTCTTTGAGAGTTTTGCCCTTCTCTTCCTCATCTGCTTTTTTCTCCTCGTCCTCCTCTTCTTTTTTGATTTCTTCAAGATCGTCATCTTCTTCATCTTCGGCCATGATCTTTTCTTTCATTTTGTCGAATGAGACAGCGCAAGACATAGCAGCTTCACGATCTGTTTTACCAGAGCTTTCAGAGATGCATTTGGCCATGAACTTCCTATAAGAAGTTTTTTCTTTGTCGCTCATCTTTTTTTCCGCAATTGAGATTTCAATTGTGGAACCATTAATGACAACTGTTTTTTCGAGAGGAATTGGAACTTCGTTAGGACTCATTTGTGCGACTATGATGTAGGATGGCTGCTGAATAAAAATCTAATTTGTGAGATTCGGCGATCTCAGAAACTTCATCGAGAAGCCCTAAAGATTCTATTACATTAAAATCTTTTACACATTCAAGAGCTTTATTGCCCCAATCATTTTTTTCATGGGAGCAAATAATCTTTTTGCAAAGCTCTTCAATGGCAGAGTTTTGCTGCTTGCTCAGTCTCTTAACGCCCAAGTTTTCTTTGGTTTGAGCTTTTACGTTGTTTTCAAAAGCTTCGATTTCGTAAACAATCTCTTGAATGTTTTTGCGCGAGAAATTGGCTTCTGTAATTGCTCCTTGTGGACGACCAGCAGATTTAGGTGTTTGATTTGTTTCTTGTCCGTTAGCGTCTGCAATAACTGGCACACCGCCAACAAGAGGGTTGTAGAAGCCTTTTTCACGATCATTAACAAAGCTCTGTTGCGCTGGAGCAATCTCTTCAGCTTGTGGGAATCTACCAGTATTAAACACTGTAAGACCTTGCTGCGGAGTGATGACTCCAAGTTCCATGAGTCTAGTGGTAACACGGAGAAGTTGAGTGTTGTCTTTGAAGTCGATTTCTTTGAAGCGAGCCTCTGGGTAAGAGCGAAAGCCAAGAGCCTTAGAGATTCTTTTGATTTCTGGCTGCAAGAACTCGTTCAAGAAAGCTTGACGACTCTCTTTGAGGCGATCAATAAACATGTCAATTTTTGTGGCAATGTTACCATACTTGTCATCGCCAAAGAAAATATTTTGAAGACCTTGCTCAATGTCTTTATTTAGCGTTTCATATTTGGCTGGTCAAAGAACTTTGTTAAGGTCTGGAATAACGAAATTAGCCTCTGTTGTATAGTCTGAGATGAGCACTCTTCCGACAGATTCGTTTCGGAAGAGGTCTTGCATGGCTTGGAGATTGTGGTGGTTGATTCCTCCTTTATCGGGCGGTGCGCCCATGGTGATAAGTAGAATGACATTCTCAACGGTTCTTGTGATTGCTTGGTCCATTTTCTTGAGTTCAAGCTTGGCATTGATGTCTTGAAGAACAGGAAAACCAAAAGGAATAGAGAAAGGTTCATAGTCTTGTTTTTTATAAAATGCGAAATGTAGTTTTTCTGGATTGATTTTGATTTTTAAACCGTTCTTGGCGAAGCCGCCTTTTTGAATATTTTTGCGATCTTCTTCGGGGAAAGAGTTTAGCAACTCAACGTCTTCTTCGGATTGTGGATTGCGCAGTCTTTCTAAATCATATTCAGATAGAACCTTTTCATAACTTGTTGCGTTAAAAGTTGTCACACGCTTGGCAACAATATCAAAAGGATTTAAAAGAATATACTTGAGAGGAATCTGGTTTCTAAGCTCTGCACCTTCTTCTGCATACATCGTGGAGAGCTTTTTAAAGTCCTCTAAATCAAACTTACCATCAACTCTGTAGATGAAGATGTTGCCGCTGCGATAGTATTCGCGGAAAAACTGGTCTTTCAAATCCCATACGCGAATCTTGCGCATCCAGCGATAAAAGAAGTCTTTTGCTTTGTCTGTGCCGCCTTCAAAAAAGATTTCGCCATTGGAAAATTCCGACATCAAATCAATAGCATTGCGGAAAATAGGAACATTGGCGTAGGCTTTTTGACATAGCTCAATTGCCTCGCGAACATAAACGCCGTCGTTAGAAAAGCTGTAAGGCAACATGCCAGCACGAATGCTGCTGTAGCGATCAAAAGACGGAGCAAGAGCCGCACGATTAACTCTGCTAGAAGTTGCATCTGTTCTGCTTAAACCTTCTCTGGAAGCTTTTGCAAATTGAACCATAGAAGCATCAGAAGTGTAAAATGGTTCACCAGCCGAAACAGGCTCAGTGTTTGCAGTAATTGTTGATTGAAAGTTCGGAAGAGACTTTTGATTGAACTTTTTCCAATAGTCAGATTTTTTATTATAAGAGCGCACCATTAATTTATATTACACGCAAATCTTACAAATCCCACTTTCAAAGTTACTTTAAACAAAAAATGGAGCGAATGTAGCTTCTGTATCCTCTGCTTTAAAATTCATCATGTCAAAGTAGGTTTGAACCATCCAGTTGCCTAGAACCAAAGAAGAGTAAGAGTCACGACGAGCTTTATCTGCGCCATTTTGCCTCTTTAGGTTTGATGGCAAGTCGAAAGACTGTGTGCCTTGGCTAGTTGTTGAAACTTGAATAAGAGCACACTCAGCCTTGGTCAAATCAATCATGTCTTTCTGGTGCTCGATAAAATCAATCATTTTTGCGGCTGTATTCTTTTCGTCCGCATCTGCTACTCTCAAGAACCTGATTTGGTCAATGGGAATGCTCTTGCCTCTTTGGCGTTGATAGTCATCATTAACTGCGCTGCAAGCAAACCAAATTCTCTTATGATCAAAAGAAGACTGCAATGATTCGTTTGCAAACCGAATCCACTGTGAAGTTGGGCGGCGAAGATGGCATATCTTTTTGGACGATAAGTTGTACTGATTGCGAGCTTCGCGCAAAGATGCGTCGTAGTTTTGAACGTCATCAAAGTCTGCGTCAAAGCAGTCGATTTTTAAATCATTACTTTTGAACAAGTCGCTTTCGTTGCAAGCGTTTAGGAATTGCACGCCGCCATTGTAGTCACCAACAATGCAAACAATATTGAAGTTTGTTAAGATATAATAAAAATAAAAAATATGATCTTTCAGACGAGTGCCAGAAATAGCATAGCTATGAACAACTGTTCCTATTCGCTTTTCTTTATTGATTTTAATAACATGCATGCCAAAGTCGTCAGAGCTTTCGCTTTCAGACCAAGATGGGTCAAAAGATAAAATATATTCGTCGTTTGGTTCACCAGCAATTTCCACACATTGACCTTGACCATCTTCAATGGTGCAAGCTGCCATTTTACTAACTTTAAAATAGCCGCTGGAATCATCAGTAAATATTGAGCCAAACTCGCGATCAAACTGAGACTGACTCAAGGTTGATTTTGCTTGCTGAATCAAAGACTGATCGTATAGCTGACTTGGCGCACAGTCATAACTCAAGTGCATGATAACGCGATGCGCCACATCACTTTTTTCAGGATTTAAAATAAGATGCTCGTATTGCTGATATAGTTTATACAAGTATTGAAATTTGTAGGAGGCAGAAGAAAGCCCAATGATTTTATTGTTCGGCCATTGAGCGCGATCTTCTTCTTGCATTTTGCCCGTTTCAATCAATTCTGTTTCTAGGTTATAAATTTCCTGACGCTCTGTGGGGTTTTCCACAACAGACAAGAAAGGCAAAATAACCTCATTGAAGACTCGTTCTGGCATGAGCAAGAACTCGTCAATAATCATTCTTTGAAAGCGGAAGCCGCGCAGTTTTTCGCCATCACCAAGAGGCAGCGCAGTGATCTTGCTGCGGCCAATTTCCATGACCCACTGATCGTTATTTTTAGAAACTCTTGTGACTGCCTCGGCAAACATGGAGGCTTTTGGCGTTTTCATAATGTCTTCAATCTTGCTGAAGATCATTCGGCTCTGACGAAAGCTTTTGGATATGATGCCAATATGCACTCCTTGATGCAGAACAGCGTCTAGAGCAGCGAACAAACCTGTTGTAAAGCTTTTACTCTGGCCACGACTCCAAACGCCTAAAAAGTAATCTGTGAGCATCATGGACTTGATTGCCATGTGCTGAAATGGAAACAATTTAATACCAGTTAACAATTCGCAAGTGAAAGACGGATTCTCCTTGAGAAACTTGTACAGCATGATCTTAGCTTCTCTCTCTTCTAAAAAACCTTTCGCATCAAGGATTTCTTGATTGATGTTTAGAAAGTGTTTTCTTCTTTTTTGATTGCCTTCAGTCCAAGCCATTTAATAATCCTCCGTTAATATAAAATTGTAAATCTACGTTCCAAAGCTTTTTGCCATGAACCAAAAGAAGAGGAATAAGCTTTTCACTGTTCTTGCGATTGCTGGAGAATACAAACTGGCAGCAGTCTTTGAATTCCATTTGCAAAGCTCTCATATTGTGGTAGATGTAAGCAAGATTGCTCTTGTGAGAGTTTTTGCCATTGTTTTTCTGTATCTGTTCAAAGTCGCTTTCCACAACCACAAAAATGAAACACTCCTGCTCCCGCGCACGCGAGAGTTCACGCTTGAATCGTTCCAAGTTATCTTCGCTCACTGTGGATTTAAAATCTGATTCAGACTTGCGATCAACAAATGTATAATTAAAATACTTTGGCTCAACACAGTAATCTCCCAAATCCAGCTTTAGAAATTCGCTATTCTTGAAAGATAGGGGTTGCTGCTCTCGCGTGTCAATGAAAATTTTTGGGTTTGGATTGGCGAGGCATTCTTTTGGAAACTTATCGCCAAACATAAGCTTGGAGCCACAACTCTCACTTGCCGCAGAGTAACTGCCAAAAAACTTTTTAAAAACTGAAATGCTTGGCAAACCATAACTCTTCAGGATAACTTCGCATGGTGCAAATCCATCCTTGGTCTTTGAACAAAGCATGTCCAAAAGAATCATGCAAACTCCCAAATCTTTATTGTATTGTTGATTAAAGAACTTATCCTGATTCTCACTAGTGAGAAAATAAGTTTGAAAATACTGCTCTTTGTTTTTAAAAGGTAATAAATCGCCAGTAAGCAAGTCTTTGCGCCTAAAATGCTTTACATAATAATCATGTAAAAACATGTCATGCTTTTTGATGTGAGCATGAAGACTGCGTTCTGAATCGAACCCTTGTTGACATTCTAAACAATTAAATAACATCTTCTTTTGAAACACCAAGAACTCTCGCTTTCCATTCGCCCATGCTCTCTAGTCTATTAGCTTCTTCGCTAATTATCTTCTTTTGCATCTCTGCAATCTTGACCATGTTTTTGCGCTCTTCCTCATCCTGAAACAACTGAACCAAAGAAATAATTGATGCATTTTCTTTGTATTTATTTTTCATTCTTTCGGCGCGATCACCTTGTAGTTTTTTAGTGAGATTTTCAATGCGCCCTTCGCATTGATGGTATTCGCTGGACTTTGCCTTGATGATTTCAGCAAGCCTCATGGTTATATCTTGTTGATCATCAATCTCATCAAATTGATCGTTAAGTTTATTCAAGTGTTTGCCAACAACTTCCAAGTTGATGATTTCTTTGCACACGTTCATGTAAAGATTCAATTCATCAGAGGATAGGTCTGGCTTGTCCCAAGTTAAACGAATAAATTCTTCTTCAAAAAGAATGCGATCTTTTTGCGACAAGTAATTATTCATGATTGTCACAAAGCGAGAATTAGAAAGATTAATAGTGAGCTTATCAATGCAAATCTTATACTGGCGAGAAATTTTATTTTCGTCTAGAGTCAAACCTGTAGCATCATTGATCTTTTTTAAGACGCGACTAGAAGCTTTTGGCGGAATGTACTCTGTGAGCAGTGCAGACTCAGAATTACCAACAAGATCAGGATTCACTAGTCTAATGTAGTCAAGAATCGCTCTTTGTTCCATGCCAAGCTTTTTAACTTCGCGATCTTGGAAAATTAATTCAGCAATGCGAAAAGTAGATGTTCCAGCTTGACTCTGCAAAAGAGCAAACTGTTTTTGAGCATCAGTTAGTTCAATGCTTTCATTCTTTTCTTTTTTTGTGGTTGTGAAGGAATAATTGTTATCAATTAAAAATTGCCTAACCAAACGCCCTTCTTTTTTTCTTCCATCCAAAGACTGATCATTGAAACACCTTTTAGTGAGTTCGTTGAGATCAGTGATTTGCAAATAGTTTTCGCTAATGAATTTTTTTTGCTCTTCTGTGAGGTCGCTCATAAAATGTCTTTATTCTTTAAGATTTCAACAGCCTTGTCTCGAAAAAGCTTTTTGAGATTTTTGATTTGCTTGTAGCCGATTTTACGATTTTTTTCGCTGCTGCGATAGCCTAAAAATTTTGCAACATCTTCGTCCGACATCTTTTCGAAGAAAAGCATTTCATAGGCGCGAAAATAGTTTTCCGACAATACTTTTTTCATCTCTTGATTCAGTAAAGAGATTGATTGAGAATAGTCTAGTTGATGCAGGGGCATCTCTTCAACTTCGCGAGAGTGATTTTCCAACTCTAGTGGAAGCTTGATGTTATAACCGTATCTCTTGCTCTTGGACCAAACAGCATACTTTTCACAAGAGGAGTCTTGCGCTCCGCTAATATTTAAAGCACAAAAATCATCGCCCAAATTATAAGGGCAACTCATGCACGGTTTAACGTAATTTGTATAATTGTTGCGAATAAGATTTCGAATCTGATTAGCAATGACGCGAGAAAGCCAAGGCTCAAGAGCTTTCTTCTGATCCCACATGTTCCACTTCTTGAAAATATGTAATTTAATGATTTGCTCAACGTCTTCGAAAGACATCCATTTTAATACGTTAAGCTGCCATTTGTTTCGGCGCTTTCGTATTTCAATTTCAATGATTGGTAGCTTTTCCTCGAAAAGAATTTTTTTACGTCTTGGCATGTTTGTCTTTAAGTTCGCTTAAAGACATTGCACGATTTCTTCTAGAGAATGTTCTTGGTTGACCAAAAAGCTCGCCTAATTGATAGCTACGATTGCTAGAACCGTCGTTTTCAATTTCATAAGCAAGAGAGGACAGATTAGGAATTTCAGAAACATCAGAAAACTCTTCTGAGCTTTCATCTTCTTCTTTAATAGTGTCTTCTCTTTTGTTGGGCGCGGGTAGTTTAGCTGATGCGGTGGCAGTTAATTTTGTACCGCATTTTCCGCAAAAGTTTGGAGCAGAGACTGTGTAAGTTATTTTATTGCCACAGTTGGTACAGAATGAAACGGCCATATTATTTAGATTTTAATTCTTTTTTGATTTCGTCAGTGTCTCGCTTTATATATTCAAGCTTAGTGTTGATTAATTCAACTATTGATTGAATTTTTTGATCAAGCATTTTGTTTTTTGATTCCACTTCGACTACTCTCTCATCAAGAACTTGCAAATCTACTATAGAGGCATAATTACTGTTAAGCCACAAAACAAGAACGCCCACAACAACTAACACAGTGCTCTTAATGGCTTCGAACCAATCAAGGCTAATTTTATTTGTTGAGGGCTTCTCTGGCATGTTTTAATTTACACTTTTTTATCCATGTTTTCGATTTTTTCAACGATAAATTTAAGAATTTCGCTGCGGAAAATGTCACTCTTATCAAACTTAAAAACATGAATTCCTCTGGCTTTACTTTCTTCGTTATCGAAACAATCCAAGAAGCGTGAGAAGCCGCTGCTGCGAATATCGCTTTGCATCAAATCACCAGATAAGAAAATCTTGGCATTCTCGCCAACGCGAGTGAGAAGCGTTACAAGCTCTTTTTTAGAGAAGTTTTGGCACTCATCACAAACAACAACTTTGTTTTGCCAGCTTGAGCCGCGCACAAAGTTTACTGGCATAGCGTTAATAACGCCATCTTTGCGCAAGGATACCATTGTTGGCGCTGTGATGATTTCGTCCATCTTGTCCTCAAGAGGAAGCAAGAAAGGCAAGAACTTCTCATCCACTGTTCCTGGCAAGCTGCCCAAGCCTTTGTCGCCGCTCTCTGCAATGCTGCGAATGTATGTTAAGTCCAAATCTCTGTTTGATGCTAAAAGATTCAATGCAGAATAAACGCTCATGTAAGTTTTCGCGCTTCCTGCTGGACCTGCTATAAATACTATTTTTGTGTCTGGGTTTAAACAGATTTCGAGTAGTTGTTTTTGCTTTTCAGAAAATTTAAATTTGCGCTGTTTGAACTCGACTTTACGTTCCATTGAACCGATTTCAATAGAACCCTCTGAAGACTTTTTAGATTTGGCCATTCAGATTATATTACACTTTAATAAATATTTTCTCTGATTGTTACTGAACCATTTAAAGAATTTCCTTGCTGCTGAGTGAGTGATTGGCTAGTGATTTTGCCGCTCACATCAATGGCAAAAACATAATTGCTTCGGGGATCAAAAGAAGTTCCAGTGATAAAATACCTAAAAGGAGAAAACCTAAAACTCACAAAAGAACCATCGCCGCTGCCATTAAAATCAATAATTTCTCCCACATTTTCGCCCTCAATGGTGACTGTGCGCTCAACGCTGTTCAAAAGAACTCTCTCTGGTGTTTTGTACCCAATGGTGTAAACGGGCGTGCGAGAGCAGGAGACGCTGATTTGAGCGCTCTTCTTGCTTTGAGGTAGTGGCTCTAGGTTGCCAGTGATGCCCACTGCTAAAGCGTGCAAAGAATCAAAATAAGCTCCTGTTCCAGCTTGCTTCAGAAGATTTGGCGCATTTGCCATGCCAGTAAAGGTTGTGCCTTCAATCTCGTCAACATCGTAACTATTAAAGTCGGCGCTAAAAATGATTGGCTGATAGGGAGTGATTTGAATCGAGTAAGAATTAAGATGACAGTCTTTAAACAAGAAATTGCCCACTCTAATCTGATGTCCTGTTTGAAATTCGCCAGTGAGCGCCAAAACTCCTGTTTGAGAAATTTTGCGAGAATTCGCGTTCTCCCCAATCATAGGAAACCAAGAGAAAGAAATTTTGGCAGCTAATGGGGCTGTGGGCGCAAAATCGTTTCTGATGGGAGTCTTGCCTAAATATTTTCGCGGCTCTAGAGATGAGTCAAAATTTATGCTCACTTCATTTGCTGCCATCAAGTCACTGTTTGCGCTTCCTGTGGAAGGAGCTTGGTTGGCAGCGTTGAAATTTGCGAAAACGGGAACGTTTGTGTATTTAATGAATTTTGACATTGACCTTTTCTTTTTCTTATGATAAATTACACCAATGAACAAAAGTTTAGAAAAGTGCGTGGAAATAACTAAAGGACTAAAGCCTCACAAACAGAATGGCCGCAGTTTTCATGCCACTTTTATTTTTGACAAGAAGAGACTGCTCAGCATTGGCTATAATGACTATAAAAAGCACCATCCCTATCACAAGCTGGGCAAGTACATTGGCTACAAAACTAACCCTGAAAAATACCAGCCCTGCTTGCATTCTGAGATTAGTGCTTTGTTGAAACTGGGTGAAGAAGATTTGAGCAAGTGTGTTTTTGTTAATGTGAGAATAAACCAGAGAGGCGAACTAGCCCTAGCAAAGCCTTGCCAAAATTGCGAAAGAGTTTTGCGGCAGGTTGGTTTTAAAAAGCTTTTTTATTCTTCTGAAAAAGGGTTTGTGGAAATGATGGGTTGATTTTTTTTCTTGTTTTAATAGCACTGGGTTTTTTTAGAGGGGGGTGTTTTTTTATTAATTAGGGGGGGTAGTGAGTGCAAGATAGAGAGGAGCATGGGAGGAGATGGATGGTTGTTTTTAAGAGTGGAGATTGAGAAAACCCACCCCTGGCGCGTTTAGGAGATTTCCTTAGGTCAAATTCTTAGGAAATGGGGGTGGGGGCTTTTCTTAGTCAACACTAGGGCAGTTACCTACTCCGCCCTAATGGGGGGCACGCTGTCAAACGAAAACAAAAAAAACAAATGGTGGGCACTTGGCACGCTAATTACCATAAAAGAAAAACACTAAAAATAAATGCACATTGCTCTTGCAGGTCTGCGGATTTGTGGCAATATATAAACAGTTAACCAAACGAACAACATGCAAAACGAAATCAATCTCGCCGCCCTTGAAACCAAAACTCTCACCGCTCTCCAGTGGGTTATCATCCGCGAAGCCTTGGAAGATAAGATGGAAGAATTTGACAGCGCTGCTAGGTGGGCAGAATCCAAGGGCTACAACAGCGAAACCTACTACCGCAACGAATACGCGAAGCGCTCCGAAATCTTGAAAAATATCGCATAAAATCGCTTGCGCGTTTAACCTTTCTCTCTATATTCTAATCATGGAAACAAAACAAATGCACAAAGTCTTAGTTCTGGAACAGCACAGCAATGCTGAAAGATTCTCCATCGCGGGATGGGAACGCAAGCAAGGTATGCATTGCATGTATGATGCGCCTATGCACCGTTCATGGGATGAAATGGTTGAAAAATTCCCCGAATGCGTGCGTGAAGTGTCCGTGAACGCTCGCCCTTGCTACGGCTCCTCTCACTGGAAACAAGGCAAGGACGGACGAATTGAAATCGTCTCTTCGAACTGGGATTCAAGCGATTAATCGCTTGCGCGTCCCTCTTTCCCCTCTACTATACTCTTCCTTTCCCTTCGCACTCCAAAGCAGTGCGAAGGTAAGTAAAACACCTAAACATCCTAAAAGATACCACTATGAAAGCACAAGTCACCATTCCAAGCGAGCTTTTTACGGAACTCATTTACCTTTCTAATATGAGTAAAAACTATTTCTATCATCGCTTAGATCATGTCCGCGCTAAATTGCGGCATGATCCTGAGGATACTTTTTGGAAAACTTGCGCGGAAAAGTGGGAGCGCGAGTTTAAAAATGCTAATGTTATACCAGAAAAAGCCTTAAGCGAGGCCAAATATTCCTTGCAAGAATCTTAAGCTTAAAACTTCCTAGGGGGCGCAATCCCCCTAGGAAAAATTTTATCCTCGCCCTAGGTGCCCTAAGGCTCTTGCCCTAGGTGGCCTAAGAACTTTACCTAGGCCAGGCCGCCTGGGGTAGGTAAAATTCCTAAGACTCTAAGCCTAGTTCACCTAAGAGAATCCCCTACCTCTCCCTAAGACGCTTTTCTTGTCAAGAGAAACAAAAAAAATCTTTTCTGCAATCTTGGCATGATAATTTCCATAGATGAAAAAGATTAAAACA